AACGTGTTTTAATAATAAATAACTGTAGTTACTATCTGAATCAATAACTGCAAGACTAAAAGGTGCTAAGTAATCAGCTGGGCACTCAAGATAAGTTCCTGATGCTGTTAAATTTCCAACTTGGTTTTTTCTAAAATCATCTAACTGTACATTTTTAAATATACGTTCTTCTGCTGTTGTAATAAACGTAGGTAGATTAGTTACAAAACTAGACTCTGTACTTTCTAGATAATCTTGTATAGCTGTTTTTAAAGTTGTGTATGTAAAACTCATGTTGTATATATTATACCCCCCATTCCACTATGATTAGTACAATAATAATATAAAGTTGGTGCTCCTGATGCTACTTCAATTTGAGTATACGCTCCAGAACTTCCTGGAGTTCCACTAGTTGTTACCCCTGTTGTGTATTCGGATCCACCAGCATGCGTACCGTTTGATGTTGTTGATAATCTTAACGGATGGTTGCTATTAGTATTATCTGATTGATCAAATTTATATGTTTGTCCTTCAGTTACTGTTAAAGCTGCAGCTCTTGAACCATCTATATAAAAATAGTTAGAACCTAAATAACTTGCTACCGTGACAGTATAAGTTGTTGTAGATGGAGCTGGTGTTGGAGCTGGTGTTGGGCTAGGGGTTGCAGCTACTCCTGATATTGTTACTTCTCCTACATTACCGCTTAATGCAGACATATTGTACATCGAACCTATTGTGTCGCTATTTTGTGCCCACATAATAGGAGAGCTAATACCTGCAGAGTTTTTTGGGTTAGAAACTATAGCGTAGCCTTGTCCTGTTGTAGGGGCTGGGTTAGTTGGTCGTGGTTGATAAAGTGATTCAGGGTCAGTTACATGGTGAGAAGGTTCAAGTTGTGGGGACTTAGGTTCATAACATTCACCACAAACTTTAAATCCAGTCCATTCTTTTCTAAGTTCTGAATATGGTACATCAAAACCGCATCGGTCGCATATCGCTCGTGCGTATTTACCCTGAGCGTAAGCCATTAGTAGAATCTCCTAGAGGGCGTCAACATAAGTGAAGCCCTATTTCTATCCTCGTCTGCTGCTAATTTAAAATCTTGTTCGTATTGTTGTTTTAATATTCCTGCTTTTTGAGGATTCTTCTTTAGTGCAATATAATAAGCCAAGCCACTCACCATACAAGGTATGAATCTTGAAGGTACTTCAGGATTTTCAGCGGATGTATTTACATCATCGATACGTTGTATTCTATAAGAAACTAACTTGTAGTTAGCACTGTCTGGTGTTGGCCATATATTTATAACTGGTGTGATTTGTCTATCTACAAAATATTGTGTAGGTCTAGCTTGAGTAGTTTTATTAGGAATATTTAAAAATTCTTGTCTACCTATTCTATCTATTTCAATATCTGTTGAAGGACTAGTGCTACTGTCTCGTATAACAGCAGAAAGTATATCAATATCATATGCGTTCATATTGTATTGATTTGTACCTTGAACTAAATCTAAAGAAACTTCTTCTATAGTCCAAAGATTAACACCTCTGTTTGCCCAGTCTGCAAACATGATGTTCAAAGAACGTCTAGCAGTTCTAGCATCGTACCCTGTACGTTGTTCTAGTCCTGCTAGTTCGTAAGCCTCTTCTATAGTGTCCGCTATATCTAAGGCAAAAGTTTTAGTGCCTGAAAAAGCCATTTACTTAAAACTCTTTAAATAGAGTTAGTACTATAACATACGAGTCCCCACTTGAGGCACCTGTAGTTGTTAGTAGTATATCTCCTGTTTTTCCACCTGATGCAGCAGTGTTTCTTATACCGCCAAATTCTGTAAAATCTTCGTCAGTTGTATAATCTGAATTTAGATCCCAACAGATAGTATTAGTAGTAGCGTCCCACAAAAGTTTGACACTCATCCCAAAAGTTGAATAAACAATTTTAGCTAACCTTACACCAGTACATGTTGCTCCATCACTAGTTCTAGTTGCTAAACCACTTACATCAACCTTATTTACTGCTGCCTCGCCAGTTCCATCGGATGTGTTGGTCAGCTGAATAACAGCTGACCTATCACTATCTGACAGAGTTGTTGAAGTTACTGCGTCTGCCATATTAAACTCCTAAAATTAAGAACCTGAGAATGGTGTTACTAGGGTTCCTGAACCTAAAGTAATTCCTTCTACAACATACTTAGCAGTTGCAGCAGCGTGTACTTTAATAATACTTCCTGCTAATCCACCTTTAGTTGAACCATTCAAAGTAATAATGTCATTAGCAGCACCAGAAATAAAAGTTTTACCTGTTGCGTCTGTTACACCTGTGTACAATCCACCAACAAACTTATCTGTACCGTCTGTAACGATGGTCATACTAGTTGCTGCTGTTATAACTAAAAATGTAAAACTAGCTCCTAAGTTATTAAGTTGATTAGGGTCTGTAGGGTCACTAGGTGCAGTAGTAACGATTGAAGGTAAAGTAAATGCACCGTCTGCATCGTTACACAACAAAAGTTTACCTGCATGATCATCTACAGTTAGTGTTGTATTAGCTGTTAAGCTAACTACCGCAGTGTTACCTGCAGAAATAAAACCAGATAAAGATTTAACTGGTCCTGAAAAAGTTGATTTAGCCATTATTGTCTCCTAACTAAATATGTTGCCCCATCTTGGAGTAAGTCTGCCGAGTCAGTTGGTGCAACGAGTTACCTCGGTTTATATTTATTGTAATGTAGTAGTGAATAAAAAGAAAGGGGAACATAATGTTCCCCTTAAAAGACGTAAAACGTCTACCCCGAAAGGATTAAGCTCCAGGTGAACCGTACATTCCACGCCAGTCACTAAAGCCGAAAGAATATCTTTCTCTTGCTTTGTATCTTACGTTTCCTGTTTCAAAGTCACCTTCCATGCCAGTTGACATTGGAGATCTTACGAAATGCTTCATGCCGTTAGGAGCGTCAGTCTTGATGAAGAATGCATCAGTGTCAGTCAGATAGTGGTTGACAACATAGCCTTCTGGGAACATTCCCATGTTCTTCATAGCGTTGATGTCATTATCGGATGTACCGACTCTACCTGGAGATTGAAGTACTCTGTCAGCCACAAATTGTAACTGAGGTGGTACGATCAATTTTCTAGCCTGAACATTGATTTTGATACCTCTTTCATCTTTATAACCTGAAATATCAATCAATGCATTCTCAAGAGAAGTCTCGTTCAAGTCTGCAGCAGTACTTGGTTCGTTAGCTAAATCACCAGCTGTTAAAGTTGGATGATCTGTAGCGAATAATGCTTTTCCGTCACCACCTGGGAAGGTAGCTGAGAAACCATTATTAAGTACGTTTGCAGCTTTTACTTGCTTCGTGCTCGCCATAGAACGTGCTAAAGCTTTAGTATATCTAGAAGAAAGAGAATCATATAAATTATCCTCAATTGCTTCTTCTGTCAATGCAAAAGCTAACGCCACTGTTTCATGGGTATAACGAGAAGTGAAAGTTTCTTGAGCTGTGTCATAAGATACCATGCTGCCTTCCCCTTTTACAGGAGCTTGCGCAAAGCCTGATAACATAACTTCTTCTTCAAAAGCTCTCTCAGAATTTTCGGAATCGAAAATTTCTGCATGTTCGTTTTCGTAACGATCGTATTCAAGACCAAAAAGTGCATTTAGTCCTGGCTCTAATTCTTTAACTAGTTGTGCTCTGTTAATTGCCATTTATATCACCTATTAGTCGTTACCGAAAGTTGAAGCTGGGAATATGAATAAACCTCTAGCATATTGCCCAATTGAGTTGTCTGGTCTATCGACGAAGCCAACCTGTTTAGCAATACCACTAGCAGTCGTAGTAGTCACACCTTCTTTCGAACGGTTGTTGTTAGTATCACCTGCAGTTGTAGAGATAGTATGTACTTTACCGACGTCTGCTTGAGTTGGAGTACCTGTGTACTGTGCCTCGTAGACTATATCGGGATCAGCATATACGTATGCTTTAGCATCTGCAGAACCTAGAGTTGCGGTACCATCTGGCCATTTTCTGGACCAAACTGGAGTACCATCTGTTGCTGTGTATTGTACACCGTAAAACACACCTAGAGGAGCGTCTGTTGCACCACCTTGAAGAACGTAACCACTTGTCAATTTTACTACATCACCTGAAAAAATATCACCTGATGCACCACTTGCGATTGCGAACTCTGAAGGTCTAATAGTGCCACCACTCATATGGTATGCTGGTGTAAATCCGTTAGGATCATTTACATTAGCCATTTATATCACCTTTATTGTTAATATAAGTTCAAAATATAGTTCTAAAGTACTAGCCTTTAGAACCTCCGCTTCCAAAAGTAACCTTAGATGACCTAGACGGATTGTCTATAGGCATAATAGGGTTACTCTCTCGCATAAGATTATTGTCTACAGCGTTCATTTGATCGTTGGAGAGTTGAGCATAATATGCTCTTCTTTGATCAACAATTTCCGCAGGCATCTTTGCGAGGATTAAGCCACCAACTCCTATGACTCCAGCGTGTTTACCATCCTCAACAGTAGGTGATTCAAAATCTGGGTGGTCTTCTGCTCTCACAGGTTCCCAACCTTCACGAATACGTTTTGACATATTCGCTTGATCTTGTTGTCCTACCATTGACTCTCGTATCCATCTGTATACATAGCCCTCTGGTGGGGTGGGTGCGTCTAATAAAGACGGTGGACTCCATGGTTTTAGGCGAGAAGTTTTTTCTCGACTTTCTGCAGATCTGGAGGTTCGATCTGATTTAGTAGTTTTAGTTTCATCTACCATTTTTTACTCCTTGATATGCTTAGCATATTCTTCTAGTGGCACACCTAGTCGTTTCGCTATTGAAACTTGACTCGGTGTGAGTTGTACTTTTCTACGTGACCGTGTTCTTGCAGTAGTAGATCCTCTACTTGATCCTGCTACAACCTCGTTCACCTTGTTCTGTTGAGCTTGTCCTAATTTATGAGGAAAAGCTTCTGCCATTCTTTTATCCACTTTTGTGTAATAATCATCAGAAGTTGGATCGTAACCTTCTTGTTCTACTAGTTGCCTATGAAAAGCAAAAGCACTAGTAGTCATAGCTACATCAGAACCAAACCAGTCATTCTTTTTAGCCCACTCCTGAGCTTTAGGATCTGGTTCAACTTGAGGAGCTTGTTGTTGAGGCTGTACATTTTTATTTACAATCTCTTCGACATTCTCTTCAGGCTGTTCAGTTTCTTCTGGCTGTTTAGCTCTGACTCTTTTTAGGCTTTCTTCCTCAACTGCCAACTTAGCTAAGTCTTGTTGAGCTTGAATCATGGCGTCTGTGTCGCCACTTTCATATGCCTTCTTATATCGGTCTTGAGCTGAACTAAGTTCAGAAGATACTCTACCTTTATACTCATCATATAGGTTCTGATCA